TCGTCGCCTCTTCACGCGCCAGCTTCGATGCCTGCTCGTTGATGATCTTGTCGATCTCGCCCTTGCTGGCGAATCCCAACTTGTTAACTTCTTCCTGTACCCGTCGTGCCAGTTCCGCTGCGTCCACTTCGCCCTCTCCCGCCGCGGCGCGCGCGGCCTGTGCCTCGGCCAGTTGGGCCTCAAATTCTTTATTTTTCTTTTCCAGGTCCTCGTAGCTCTTGATCAGGTTCTGGTGGATCGGCACGTTGTCCTTGGCCCAGTCCTCCCATTCCTTCTGCTTCGCTTTGGCGTCATCCAGCTCCGTCTTCGTCTTGTTCATAAAACGGTCGTAATCGGATTGCCGCAGGTAGCCCTCTTCGAGGGGTTTGTACTTCGTAGTCAGGTTTTCAAAGACCTTCGCATCTTCGGGAGCCATATGCTCCGTCAACGACTTCAGCAGTGCTGCATCCAATGCCATGCTTTCCTCTCGTATCCTTCTTCGCCCTCAAGCGAAGCTGCGGATCAACGTCGTGCTTCGTACTGCTCAACCAGGCATGTTGCCCGGAGGTGCGGCTTGCGGAGCCGTCTCCTCTGGACCGCCGCCCTGCTTCCCGCCCATCGTCTCTTCAAGGCCGGCCTTCAGAATGGCCTGCGCCCGTTGCACAAACGGAGCCATCTTCGGCGAGGTCTTGGCCATCTGCTCCAACACCTTGCTCACCGCCTGAAAGGCTGTAGTGAGCGGATTGCCGGCAGCGGCCTGCTGATTCAGCATGCCGCCGACCTGAGCAAAAGGCGGAGCGCCCTGCGCCTGAACTTCAGGCGGCAGCGGAGGCTTCTCCATAGCCATTGCAGGACTCGCCATCGATTACTGCTCCATTCCGCTGCTGGTACCCGTCTTGACGTTCGGGCTGGTACCCTTCGGGAACGTCGAGGTCATCTGGCCGGAATCAAGGTACGTTCCGACTGCATAAAACTTGCCCTTGCGCGGGCTCGGCGACGACGAGGTTTCCCCGTGTCCTTCGTATCCCGCTTCGGTCTTCTTCTTCGTCGACGCCATCTCTCTCTCCTGGTAAGGGGATTGGTGGGAACCTGCGCGCTCCCACCCCCTGTTATTCGGTTACAACCGCAAATTACTTGCGGCCGCCCTTACGACCGTGCTTACGACCCTTGCGACGTGCCATAGGTACTCCTCTCTGAGACCGAAGTCTCGGGTTTTATTGAGTGTGAAGATCGGTGTTACCCGATCGACTCCTCGCGGCCTCCACCGCTACATCCGAGGTAACTACGACAAAAGAAAATGGCCACCAACGAAGATCGTTGATGGCCATTCCTTGCTCACCAGTTTTCACTGGAGCGCGGATCTCTGCCTTAGCTGTTGTTGAGCATCCTCTGAAATGCAGATTTGTGTCAACGCCTATTTTCGAAATTTCTTAAACCATCTTCGCTTTTGTGACTGTGGCTGGTCAGTTCTTCTTCCACTGCGGCTGGGGCGATTCCAGTCACCGCCTTTGCTGCAGCGTTCCATGTCTTCGATCCATCCTGCTGCTCGCAGACTTGTACCCGGCTCTTCCTCAAGAATGAAGGTTTGAATCTCGTGGAAGCCCATGGCCTCTGCTGCTCTTGCGGCAGCTGCATACAACTTCGATGGAGCGTTCTTGTGGCCATTCGTGACGCATCTCGAAACCTCAGCTACGCTGTACTGCGGCGTCATCCGTGCCACAGGCCTGCCCACGATGACCGCTCCTACCAGAACGCCGTCTACTTCAACACCGATCGACCAGCGATGACCTACCGCCATCTTGTGATGACGATGCCACTGACCCACCAAAGCATTGGCTTGCTTAAGAGTCAGTGGCACGATCCGCATAGAGATATATACGCCGAATACGCTGAGGAAATTGAGGGACTACTTGTACGTCTTCGACAACTTCACATACACCTTCGCCACACCACCCTGCGAGAAGTGAACCTCCATCACGCCGCTGTCCTTGTTGGCGCGGATGTCGTCAAAAGCCTTCTGAACCTCAGCAGGGATCTCAACGTGCTCTCCAGCCTTCACGCCGGGAACCGTCGTCATGGTTGCCATCTACTTATGCCCTTTCTTCGGAGGCGCCACCGCCTGCACCATCTTGGCCTCTTCCATCATCTCTTCCATCATCTTCGGAACATTGATGTTCATGTCCAGAATCCGGTAGAGCTGCTGCAGGCTCATTGCCTTCATCGCAAAGAGACGAATCGCCCAGTTGGCCCGTTCAACCCTCTGCACCGTCAGAAGGCTACCGCGCTCAATCCTGAACTTGAACCTACGAGCGTAACGCTCTGGAGTCAACTCCATATTTGCAGGCACAAGCGAACCAGGATTCGCATCATAATCCACAGGCAGAAGCCCGTGAGCGCCCAGCATCTCCACGCGCCGCGATGCCGTATAGAACTGCATCAGGTTCGGAATAAACAACTGCCCGAGTTCCCCGATAAACCCCTCAATGTTTCGTCCCATCGAGCGGATCGGCGTATTCTTCGACTGGGAGATCTGCTCAAGCGAATCGCCTCCGGGAATCTGCTTCTTCTGCAACGCATTCCCGATCGCAGCGGCTCCCGAGAAGCGATCCATCTCCCGGTCTGCAATCTGAAAGGCCTGCATCACATAGGCCGGAATCTCCGGTGGTTTGCGGAACTCAGGCTTGAACGGAGCATTCGGGCTATAAGAGATTTTCTCGTTCGGACGCGATGTGTCGATTCCCTTTAGCTGCTCCGGAGTCAGCGCATTCTTCGGCATGATCAGGCCCGGCGAGATCGCCAGCTTCACCATGTTCATAATGCCGCCCAGAATCTGATTCATGATGTCCTGATTGGCCATGATCGGCTTCATCGGACTCATGCCGACACCCTGCCATGGAACTGCCTGCAGACGAAGCCGCGCAAACGGAAACATTCCATGCCAGTACGGATTCGGCTGGTCGTCCAGAATGACGTTGTTCGCGATAGCAATGATGCGTCCTCGCGGATACAGCATCTCTCCCGGCTTTACGTCATAGCACCAGTTCGTTCCCTTCCGTCCCATCGTCATCACACGACTGGACTCGTTACGGGAATCGTCCTTCATCCAGTACTCGCGATAGTTCACCCGCGGATACACGCTCTGCGTCATATCCGGAGCCTGACCCAACTTTCGCTTCATACCCGGAGACAGGTTCATGAACAACTGCGGAGAGATATGGGCAGGTCCCGCAACTGGAACATCGAACTTCGAGTAGCTCACGTCTGGCTTAACAGCGGCACCCGTCACCGGATATTTGCGCTTCAGCCACGCCAGCGTTACATCGTTGTTGAAAATCAGGCACTCTGCGTCCTGCGTCGCCTGGTCTCGTCCCAGTTCGAGAACGCGGTTTGCCGCCAGTGCCGTCATGGCAATGTCGCCCTGACCCTGATTCGCAAACGGGTCCCAGGCCAACTTGGCCCATCCCGTCGTCAGCATCGAATACATCACGACGAAGGCCAGCGACAGATCGAAGTTATTCTCGAGCGCCCACGCCTTTACCAGATTGTTCAGAATCTCGGCTGTCCTGGCCTCATTCGGGGTTGTGGCATGAACCTCGAAGACAGGACGGATATCTGTCAACAAACCCACCGTCTCCCAGAAGAGAGACAGGGTTCGGTTCGTCACCGGCTTGGCGCGGTGCGCAGGCTGCGGCCCCTTCCACTGCTGGCCTGCAAGATAATCGATGACGTGGTTCATCTCCCGAATCTCGGGAGTGTCGTCAGCTTCGCGCTTCGCCTCTTCCCACGCCGCGCCGCACCAGTACTTAATCTGCGCGTCGTAAGTAGAGCCGTTCGCAGCCGCAGGAGAACGGTCGTCGTCTACGGCATTCGCCGTCAACTCTGGGAAAAATCCGGCCATCAGCTCGCGATCCAATCATTTTCGAGCGAGTCGCGCAGATACTTGCCCAGGAACTCCTCAAGTGATAGCCCAGAATCCGCCGCCTTGGCAACACCTTTCGACATCCAGTCCCCAAGGTCCACCACCACGCCGTCGCCAATGTTTCCCTGCCGCGCTCCCTGCTGCCGCTTCAGCCGCTCATAATCGTTTCGGGACTGCTTCACCTCTTCCCCAAGCTGGAAGAGCATCCCAAACAACTCGGACGAACTCTTCGGCTTCGCACCCAACCGCTCCTCCAGACGCTGCAGGTCCACCGCATTCAGCAGCATCATCTCTGGGTCGGCGCATGCCTGCAGCACCGCCGTCAGGCTGGTTGGAAGCTTGTCGCCGTACTTCTCTTCCAGAACCTTCTTCGTGCCGGCTGGCACAGAGAGCTGGAGCGTAACGTGATCCTTCTGCACCGTGTCCGGACGGGGAGCGAGTTGCAGCCGCCGCGGCGACAGCGCCTGCAACTCAGACTGATCCGTCCAGACGTGCGCCGTGTTTCCCGATCCGCAGATCGTTCGCGCACCGCCTGCCCCAGCCTCTACGTAAAGCTCCGATTCCACCTTCGCCACATCACACAGCGGACAAGCTAGCCCTGCTTTGACCCTCGGCAATTTTCTGCTCCTCTCCCGGGTGCCTTACCTGACACCACTTTTCTTCTTTGGTTCCACACAAGCAGGCGGGGTCGAGATACGTATCCAATCCCCACATCAATTGCTCCATCACTGCTGCCGCCATACCGCGCACGTCTTTCGTGAGCGCGATATTCACGTCGCTGACGTTCGCTGTAGCGGCAAACCGAACGCCGTCGTTCCGCTGCGCAGCGAGCATGTAGTTAGTCATCGGAAACTCTGGCCGTTTGTGCTCCGACAACCGCGGTTCATGAACCCAATAGCGGACCATCTCAGTACCAGAGCCAGGCGTTTGGATCAGTCGGCTCTGGCTCTGCCTCCGCGCTTTCAACTTCGGTTACGGTTTCGTGATTGATCGATTCGGCGCTGTAGCCCATCTCGTAATACATGCGGCTGCGAATGCCGTTTCCGTTGTGAATCGGCGAATACAACGTGTTATGAAAGTCACGATCCTCGGGAGCCTGCACCACCGAAAATCCCTTGTGCTCTCTCACCAGCAGCAGGGCCTTCTCGCGGTCATCCGTCTCCGCGATCTTTCGATTGGAAGCGTCCATCACATACCACTTCTTGCTCGTGCCGATCTTGCTCGACATCGGTCGTGCTGCAGCACGCTTCCCCGTATCGCTCTCATGAGCGCAGTAGCGGCAGATCATGAAGGCCATCACACGGTCGTCGTTCGCGTCCTGCCCCTGAAACTTTCCGCCCTCTTCGTCCTGAGCGAAGTCCATCATCTCGTCCACCAGCCACTCGCTGCGGATCACGATGGTACGGCTCAACATCGCCTCGACCATCTTCGCGATGATCATCTGGCGGCTCTTATAGTTCGTGTACCAGCCCGTGTGGGCGGTCATCGTATTGCCGATCTTGTCGATATGCTTCCAGCGGTAGATGTTGTCGTACTCGATCACGCGCTGAATTTCGTTGTTGGTCGTCACGCCAACGGCGTTCACCTCAACCGCAATCTCGGCGAAGTTGTACCAGCGAGCGATCGCCACGGCGACATAGGCCAGCGGTACCGGATTGATCCATCCGCGCCACTCTGCTACCTGCTCGTCTGGCGTCAGACCACGTCCAATCTTGATCACTTCAACGCAGGAGTAGTCGCCGCCCTCGTTACCCATGGCCACGTCTACCGCGACGTAATAGTCCTCGTCATGGTCCGGCTCTTCCCACACGCGGAAGAGTTCTTCTTCCTCCGGCTGCTGCAACAGTTCGCCGGGTTCGACCGAACGAAGAAATCCTCCATCCTTCGAAGAGAACTTGATCTTTTGATCGTCCAGGTCGAAGGTGATATCGCCCACCAGTAGCGGCGGACAAACCTCGGATTCCATGATCTTCTGCAGACGACGCTTCGGAAACGCGC